AAAAAAAAATGTATGAAAAAAAAATTAAATCTTCTTGAGCAGTGGCTCTCTAACCCAAAACGCAAGTACGCTGACGGCCTGGCATTATTCAACGCCCTGGCTACCGAAGCGCTCCGTACCAAATACGGTCAGTACCTCAATGAGGCTGATCCGGATACACAGCACCAGTTCTCTCAGCCAATGTCAATAATGACGAACAAACTGGCACAGCTTCGCCAGATGGCACAGATTAAACCTGAACTCTTTGCAGCTGTGGAAATTATCACCGAAAAGGATGATCTGGATATTTCCGCTAAAAAGGAGGTAATCAAAAACCTTCGTGCTGAAATGGAATACCTGAAAGAGCAGCTGGACGACAAGGACAGTGACAATACCGAAATGAAGGATCTGCTCGAAGAAAAAGAAGAGCTACTCGAAAGCCTCGGAAATGAACTCAAGCAACTGGAAGAAAAACGCGGACTGCAAATTGTAGAAAAGAAAAACCTGCCGAAAAAAATGCAGGCTCTCTATGACCGGAACCGTCAAATTACTCCGCTCATGGCTTCACTGCATGCCGAAATAAGCAATGAAAGCATTTCGGATGAGAAACGCAAGGAACTTCGGGACGCGCTCTGCTCACTGGACGACGAACGCCGGGCCAACTGGGACAAAATCGACGACTGGGCCGAAGGCAAAGACGTGAAAATTGCTGAACCTGAAAAAGTGCTTAGCGATAACGACCCGATCATTGCCGGCATGATGATGGCAAACCGCATCATCCGCCTGAAGGAAAATATTAAGCGATCGCAGGAATCGGCTGCATCGGGTAAGACTGAACTTATCCGTACCAATGCCGCTAAACGCGTGGAAGTGTACAAGGCAGAACTGGCCGAGCTGGAAAACATAACTCCGAAAAAGGACGCTGTGGATGCTGAGTGAGGCGAAGTTTGACGAACTGTTCCTCCTGGAACCGGACACAGTCAAACCGTTTGTACAAAAAAATGAATGGGCAATACATGACGTGTTGCCCATTCTTACTAAAAGATACGGAAAGCTCGATGTGAGCATAGTTACATTCAGTATTTCGGAGGATAGTCTCAGGACATTATTCCTACAGATGGATGCGGGGAATATCGGAACACTCACCATGTTGCTCGATTTTTCAGTCCGGAAAAATAAACTGGAGATGTTGCTGTTCGCTCACGGATTTTCGCTGGATATATTCCTGAACGATGTGCATGCGAAAATCTTCCTGGTGTCGAACGAATTTTTCCGCTTCGGAATTGTCGGATCAGCAAACCTGAATGTCAACCGCCGTATTGAAAGTGGATTTTATTTTACCGGAACGGAATTCTTTGATTTCTTTAAAAACGAATTGGATGAATATATTCAACAATCTGTAAAATATGAACCTGACTACGGAACAACTGGATAAACTGAAAGAAATGGCTGCTGCATTGCTTCCTCCGGATGAAATAGCCATACTGCTTGAACTTCCGCCGGATCAGCACGACAGCTTCTGCGAAATTGTGAAAAATCACCAGGCATCACCGATATATCTTGCCTATCACTCCGGAAGATTGCAAACAAAATTTGAACTGCGAAAAATGGTCATAAAACTGGCCAAAGCCGGAAGCCCGGCAGCACAGCCGCTGGCTGAGAAATACCTGATTAATCTATAGTGAAATGGAAAAAGAACTGAATGTCTACGAAAAAATACAACAGCATCTGTACGAAGATACGGAGACAGCGCTGCAATACCTCACTCCAACGGAGATTGAGATTAAAAAGCGCGTCATGGTGTGCGTGTCAAAGATCATGGATGAACCGATGATACAGGATAAGGACATGGTTAAGTTTCTCATGAACGGATGCGGTGGAAAGACCGAACAGGTCGGACAGTCGCAGGCATACCGCGATATTGCTGCTATACGCAAAATTCTTGGAAACATTCAGCTGGCATCTAAATCCTGGTATCGCTATATAATAATCGAAGGAGCCAAAGAGGGTTTTGATATCGCTCGTGTAGAACGCGATGCCAAAGGAATGGCATCCTGCCTGGATAAGATCGGTAAATATACCCGGGCCGACCGCGAAGACGATCCGTTCGATTTCTCGCAGTTAATACCGCCATCGTTCGAACCTACCAACGATGTAACGGTAATGGAAGGGTTTGAAAAAATTGATAACCTCGAAGAGGAAAGAAAGAAATTCAGGGAGTTATTTACAAAGGACCTTAAAAAGAGAGCTGAAGATGTCGTTGCAGATTAATATACCACGCCTGAACCACGAAAAGGTTTTTAAATTCTTCAACCGCGCGCAGTTGGACGCGATGCAGATTTCAGCCCACGATGAATACATCGTGGCTGCCCGTGGTACAGGTAAATCGGAAGGCATTGACGCCCGCTTTATTCTCCGTAATGTCTGGGCAATGCCGGGTTCCACAGGCGCGCTCCTGTCGCCTACATACGCCAAAGCGTGGGGAAATACGCTGCCTGCTATCTGTCACGCGCTGTCGCAATGGGGTTACTTCGAAGGTGTACATTATTACGTCGGGCGTCGGGCTCCCGCGGATGCTAATTTCAAAATGCCTAAACGCAGGCCGATGCGCGATGCCTGGCAGAATTGCTTCCATTTCTGGAATGGTACAATCCTGGTTGTTCTCTCATTTAACCAGGGCATGTCGGCCAACAGTATGTCACTCGACTGGATCATTGGTCCCGAAGCTAAATTCCTTTCCTACGATAAAATCAAAACGGAGGTGAACCCTGCCAATCGTGGTAACCGCCAGTATTTCGATTATTGCCCGTGGCATCATTCTGTACTATATTCTACCGATATGCCGACTTCAAAGATGGGTAAATGGATACTGGATAAACAGCAGGAAATGAATGTACCTCACATCAATTTCCTCCGTAACATCTATACGGACCTGAAGGATACCGAAAAGAACTCAACGGGTACCGAATACTATAAGAAAAAAATAAACGCTCTGCGTGAGGATCTCGACCTGGCACGGCGATACCAACCTGCGGTTAATCCCCAACGTGGAAAGGATAAGGAATATACGGTGTATTATGCCGAATACGACGTTTTCGAAAATCTGGAAGTACTCGGTAAGGACTTTATCTGGCAGATGTACCGTGATAGCCCCGCCCTGGTCTGGCGAACGGCATTCCTGAACGAACGGCTGTTCCGTGTACCTAATGGTTTCTACTCGGCTCTTACCGACGAACATTTTTACATTCCTTCCGATGCTGGAAATTTGAAGGACCTGCAACAAACTAAATGGAAGGAAATCAGTAAATCGCACTGCCTGCAGGACGATGACCTGGACTGGAAAAAACCGGTGTATATCGCCTGTGATTCGAACGCGGCAATATCAACGCTCTGCGTGGCTCAGACGGACGAAGACCGGCACGAAATGAAAACACTGAAATCATTCTTCATCAAAACTCCCGGCAAACTGCAGGACGTCGTACAACTATTCTGTGACTATTACGCGCCCATCCTCCGCAAAAGGGTGATATTCTATTACGATCATACTTTCACCTGGACTACCGGTTCCAGCATGGACAGTTACCGCGATACAATTGTTGCTATTCTAAAGAAAAACAAATGGGAAGTGCAGGACGTGTATGTCGGTCAGTCGCCCGGGCACGACTGGAAGCACCTCCAAATCGACAAGGCGCTCAAGGGTGATCCGGAACTATGGTACCCCATGTTTAACCTCATCAATAACGAGTTCCTGAAAATCGCCATGGAGCAGACGGGAATTCGCCAGGGCAAGAATGGCTTTGAGAAAGACAAAACCCCGGAACACCTGCCGGACAATCCCGATAATCCGGACGAATACAAAACACATATCACCGATGCATGGGATACGCTGTTTTACGGGGTAAATTTCCGGTACACCGATTTCTCACCGGCCTTGGACGATGGATATGTATTTATGTAATTTGTCCTTTTAATGTTTCATCTAAAAATTGAAATTTGCATTCGTCAATCACTTTAGTATTAATCATCTAATTTTTTTATGTATGAAAAAATTAATTTTATTTTTCCTCATGGCAGTTAGCTTTGCGATTGGAAATGTGTATGCATCCGATGTCGGACAGGCTCCACCAGGCAAAGAACTCGTTCAGCTGCCGGTAGTCAGCGGTTACAGCTACGATATACAGTCTCCGGTGACTGTTATCTGTCAGTTGACCGGACTGAACGTAGTTAGTTCGTTAACCGTCACGCCAGTCAGTTGTAGGTACATCGACCATCACCGATTGCAAGGCAACAGGTTTAATTATTCGCTGACGGCCATCATGCCAAAATTAAACAACTACGCTTACATCGATAGGCATCGGCTTTGGGATAATAACATGCCAAATCTGAATGCAGTCACACTTACCGGTAGTTTACACAGCAGCATCGCATTTATGGACCGAAACCGCCGAACGCAGCAGAACATAGCATAATACTCAATAAAACTACAAGCCATCACCCGATAAAAGTGATGGCTTTTTGTTAAAGAACATATAAACTCTTCGGCAACGTTCGGCAAGCATCGGCAACGTTCGGTAAGGTTCGGTAAGGATCGGCAAAAATTTAGTTAAATTTACTTGTACCAGCTTGTATCTGCTTGTATTTACTTGTACAGGCTTGTATTTATTTATATTTTATTAAACTTTTCACTTGTACAGAGTTGTATGGAGTTGTATGGAGTTATAAAGTTTATTAATTACGAAACATTTGTACCCACATTTGTAGACTACAAACCCCACTACAACTTCAATTATTTTACAGGTCATTAACGGACAACTCGGACATTCTACACAAACAGAAGCGGACAATAGCGGACAACACGGACATTTTTATTTTTTGGCACGCCGGTACGGCTTAATGCTCATTTTGTAAAAATGTAAACCCTAAAAAAAAATGATTTCGGAATTTATGCAGAAATTTGTTTTACCAGACCGAATCCAGTCGTTCAGCTTGTCTGATGGACTGCATATTGTTTGGTTGGCGGTACGCCTCAAACATTCACCGTTTCGGTGTCAAAAGATAGAAAACGGTTTTTGGAACTGATCATGGAATATCAGTTACAAAATTGGTTTTACCCCTTTCTGCGTATCGGTTTATTCCAACGGATACATATTTTCCGGTATCGGCGGTACGCCTTTTCATTCGCCTTCGGCGTAGACACCTTCCGCATAATCGAAAACGTATTTCCGTTTTCGGGTGGGTGGGCGGGTTAACCAATAAAATACCACTAAAAGCGATGTCGTATTTTTCTCTCGCAGGGAGGGTCTTAGCGCCTTTTGCTACTTTTGGCGCGACAAAAGTAGTCCGAAAACGAGCCTGCACCCCCCCCTCAGAGGGGTGCTCCCGCTTCGTCTCGTGCTTGCTACAGCGATAAATCAAGATTTTCAATCAATTGCATCAGGTGAGGATTACGCACGTTAAACGCGGTTAAAACGTCTGTAGACTTATTTTTAGTAATTACGATTTCATTTTTTCGGACTTCCACTTTTACAAGGTCGCCCAGTTCAAAACCGTATTTCTTTAACCACTCACCCGCAATATTTATTTTACTGGTATATTTATTTCCCTGTGGTGCTTGGCACACTTTTAGTAATTTTTCCATTATTCCGATAGATTAAAGTTTTCATTCAGTACCTGAAATAATACTGCCGTTTGTGGCAGGATGTTCGGGATTTCGGTTGTGTGTGGTTTGTAAATGTGTGTTCCCATATTGTACAAATCCCAAAGTGTGACGTTTTCATTTTCCTGCTCAAATCGCAAATAATTTTCTGTAAAGATTGAAATTTGCGCCTGGTTCAGTGGGTAGGTGTTCAGGCTCTGCCGTACTTCCCCGATTCCGTTGTCGTATGCGACTCGTATTGCGGTCAGCGTACCAATAAATCGGAGTGCGTCCGCTTTGCTTACGTCTATCTGTCGCATCTTGCGGATAAACTCTAAATCTCGGTTCTGGTAGTTACCGAAGTTTTTCAGCCAGTCGTCAACCGAAGAAAAAATTTCATCGTTTGATTTTCCGCTTTTGCCGTAATTAGTTATCATCTTGTCAGCTCCCAGAATGCAAAGGTTATGACAGATTTTTACGGTCGTTCCGAAAGCAACCTGTAAACCGTCCTGATGGTAAGCGATTGCGATATTCGTTGTTAGTTCGTCGTCCTCTCCATCGTGTATGGCTATTGTCGTGTAAACACGTCTTAAAATGTGGCTTTGCGGTGAGTTCTCGCCGTGGATGCTCGCCACTTGTGGCAGAATCGACACGCCAGGAAACTGTCGGCTGTTGTTGTTCGCTGCAAACATATCTTGTATGTCGTATCTCAAGCCGTTTGCCTTGCAAATATCCAGAATGTTACTTATTACCTGATAGTGATAAACATCGCGTAAAGGATTACCGTAAACATCATTTTCCTTGTAAGTTGCTTTCAGCGTTTCAAAATCTAAAACCTGAATTTTCTCTGTGTCAAAATTGAGTGATTTCATATTACTGGTTATTGAATGAGTTATAAACTTGGTTTTCAGAAAAAACGGCTACAAGTGGAAAGTATGTAATTTCCTTTTCTTCTCCGTCTTCGTTTACGGTCTTTGCCGTTTGCCGTCCCCACAGATAGAGAGCTTTCGCACCTCTCTTAATTTGGAAACCTGCCTTTTTCCATTGCTCAAAAGTCCGCAAATCTGCGTTTCCCTGCTGTTTATAGATTTCTTTC